AGAGAGTTTTCTCGTTCGACGGAGCGAGATAGGTGTGGCTGAATAAATCTTCGCCTAGAGGATTAAGGCACGCTTAACAGAACCAACGGCCAAGTGGCAGAGGAACTGTTGGGTGGTTTGAGTAGAGATCACTGAACTTGATCTAGGACTCGAAAGATGCAGGTAATCAATGAATCCTGTCACCATTTTTAATTTTGAGTTGGCGAATACAACGCCTCCGTCGCCCAATGACGAACTACGACTTTGTGTGCGTTAGACGAACATGGGACAAGAATGGTAAGACATTTTACGCTTTATTGCTGGTGGCGCGGCAACAACTCATTTTTTCTCTTGACTTTTTGAGGGGCCCCCCACCCATGTCAAGCTTTTTCTTTGTTGCTTTTTCTTATTGACTTATTTTTTGAATGTGCTATAATGTTCCCCGTTATGAGAGAACAGATTGAAGAAAAAATTGCACAATGGTTTAATGACCTTGAACGCACGCCGCATTATCCATACCTCGACAAAATTGTCACAGACGAGGACGTCGAAAAACTTTGTGAGGTTGTAGAAAAAATGTTTGACAACTGACCCTGTACCTGCTATACTTTTCCCCGTTATGACAGTTAACTTGCTAAAATTCGGATTTGAGAACGCTAAACTAAAAGGCATTTGGCATTTCAGCTTGCCAAGTGGTTGGACTTGCCCCGCTGCTACGGTGTGCATGACACGCGCAAACAAAACCACAGGAAAAATTTCTGATGGTAAAGACCAAGAGTTCCGCTGTTATGCTGCGATGGACGAAGCACGTTATCCCACAGTCCGCAAAGCGCGTTGGCACAATTTCGATTTGCTAAAAAACTTGACCAAGGATGAGATGGTCGAGCTTATTTGTGACAGCTTGCCAGCAGCATTAAAAAAGATGGGTGGCTTGTTGCGTGTTCACATAGGCGGCGATTTTTTCAAGTCAGATTATTTTCTCGCATGGAAGGAAGTTGCAGAAAAATTTCCTAAGATTAAGTTTTACGCTTACACAAAAAGCCTTCATATTTGGGAGAAGTTCATCAACGTCATTCCTGACAATTTCATTCTCACCGCATCCAAAGGCGGGAGATTCGACGAGAAAATCGAATTGCTTGGCTTAAAAAGTGCCGAGGTTTTCTTGAGCGAAGAAGAAGCGACTATGGCAAACCTTGAGATTGACCACGACGACAGCCATGCTTGGGAGGGCAAAGAATCATTTGCCTTGCTTATACATGGACAACAAAAAGCTGGCAGCAAAGCCAGCGAAGCCCAAAAAGCCTTGAGGAAAAAAGGCATCCACGGCATCAAGCAACACAAAAAAAAGGAGGTGACTGTTGCCGCTTGATATTATTATATTAGGAGCATTGTTTTACGGTAGTTGGTTAGTGGTTAATGATATAAAAAAATGAA